GGCACCTACCCCGCAGGGGGGCCCCGAAGGGGCCGCACAGTAGACCTACTTGATGTCTACTGTGCTAGGTGACACCGGGAGGTGTAGGCGTGAAAGCATTTGGAGGTTAAGGTAAATGAAAGTACTTAAGCGTAAACCCGTACACAAGAAGCATTCGGCGAAGCAGTTTAAGCATCATGTCGCGCATACGAAGGCTGCCAACATGCGCGGCCCTATGCGTGGCGGGTTTCGGTTTTAATTGATCCTTACCACCCCTGAAAGGGGGCAGGAGTGTTTATGGGATGCTTTAAGCCATTGATGGCCCATCGGTTGGATGATGGGTCCATCAGTTTTAAGGCGCGTTACGGAGAAGGTAACGCGTTGCAGCTGCCTTGTGGGCAGTGCATTGGTTGTCGTATTGATCGCTCCAGAATGTGGGCGGTGCGATGTATGCATGAGGCATCGTTGTATGACGACAATTGTTTTATTACGTTGACGTATTCTCCGCAGAATTTGCCGGAGGGTGGCTCGTTGGTATACGAGCATTTTCAGAAGTTTATGAAGCGTCTGCGTAAGAGATTTACGGGTCGCAAGATCCGTTTTTATATGTGTGGTGAGTACGGCGAGAAGAATTTTCGTCCGCATTACCATGCTATTTTGTTTAATTGTAAGTTTGATGATCTGGTGCCGTGGAGTAAGTCGGGATCAGGCGAAATTATTTATAGGTCGAAAGCGTTGGAAGAGCTTTGGCCTTTTGGACATTCGACTGTTGGTAGTGTTACGTTGCAGTCTGCTGGATACGTTGCTAGGTATGTGATGAAGAAGATTAATGGTGAGCGTGCTGCGAGCCATTATGAGCGTGTCGATGACGACACAGGCGAAATTAGTAACTTGATTCCTGAGTTTAATAGGATGAGTTTGAAGCCTGGGATTGCCCAGGGTTGGTTTGATAAGTTTTATTCGGATGTGTATCCGATTGATGCGGTTGTGCTTGAGGGGGGCCAGAAGATGAAGCCCCCGAAGTTTTATGACTTGAAGTACGACTCGATAGAACCATATGAGTTTGAGGCTATTCAACAAGCGCGGATTCTCCGTGCGCTTGCTCGGGCCGAGGAGCATTCGCCAGAGCGTCTGGCGGTGAAAGAGGAGGTTCTTGCTTCTAAGGCCTCTCGTTTGGTTCGACCTTTTGAAAGGATTTGAGATGATTCAGTTGGTTGTTGCAGTGCGTGATGCAGCTGCGGATGCGTTTGGGCGTCCCTTTTTTGTTCCAAGTAAGGCGGCTGCCATACGCTCGTTTTCGGATGAAGTCAATAGGGTTGACGAGAATAATGCGTTTAATAAACATCCGAGAGATTTTGCACTTTATGAGATTGGGTCGTATGATGATTCGATTGGTGCGTTGACTAGTGTTGATGTGCCGGTGTTGCTGATTCAAGCGGATCAGTGTTTTTCAACATAAGGCGCCATGAAAGCAGGGCTTTCATGGTGTCAACCAGAGGGAGCCCTGCTACATGGCCACGATGCACAAGAACAAGTCGGTAAGCACGCACCAGTTTGCGATGATTCCGCGGGCGGACATTCCGCGTAGTAAGTTTCAGATTCAGACCGCCCACAAGACTACGTTTGACGGCGGTTATTTGATTCCTGTGTATGTGGACGAGGTGCTGCCAGGCGATACGTTCAATTTGAAGATGACGGCGTTTGCCCGTCTGTCCACTCCGTTGTATCCGGTGATGGACAATTTGCATTTGGATTCGTTCTTTTTCTTTGTTCCTAATCGTTTGGTTTGGAACAATTGGCAGAAGTTTATGGGTGAGCAGGTCAATCCAGGTGATTCGACTGCGTATTTGATTCCTCAGACTACTTCGCCAGCTGGCGGTTATGTGGCTAATAGTCTTCAGGACTATATGGGACTGCCGACGGCAGGCCAGATTACTGGTTCTAATACCGTGACTCATGGCGCGTTGCATTTGCGGGCCTACAATTTGATTTGGAATGAATGGTTTCGGGATGAGAACCTTCAGAATTCCGTTACTGTGAATAAGGGCGATGGCCCTGATACGTATTCGGATTACACGCTATTAAAGCGTGGTAAGCGGCACGATTATTTTACGTCCGCTTTGCCGTGGCCTCAGAAGGGCACGGCGGTTACTTTGCCTTTAGGTACTTCTGCTCCGGTGTATGGTACTGGCAGAAGTTTGTTTATGGATGATGGTACTTCGCAGTTTGCGTTGGGTTCGGTTAACGGAACCGGTAATGTGACGCGAAGCATTAATTATGGTGGTAACACCGGTGATGCCACTGGTGGGTATTTGAGTTCCACTGGCAATTATCAGGTTGGTGTGAGGACGAAGGCTGCCCATGAGACGTATGGCGTTCAGCCTGGGCTTGTTGCTGATTTGAGTGCTGCTACGGCGGCTACTATCAATCAGATTCGGGAATCTTTCCAGATTCAGCGTTTGCTTGAAAGGGATGCTCGAGGTGGTACGCGCTATACTGAAATTATCCGTTCTCATTTTGGCGTTATCTCTCCGGACGCTCGTTTACAGCGTCCTGAGTATTTGGGCGGTGGTAGTACTCCTATTATCATCAATCCTGTTGCCCAGACGTCTGCTACGGGCTCTGGTACTCCGCTCGCTAATCTCGCGGGTGTTGGAACCGCTCTTGCGAGCGGTCACGGATTTACTCAGAGTTTTACAGAGCATGGTTTGATTATTGGTATGGTTTCCGTACGTGCTGATTTGAGTTATCAGCAAGGGTTGCGGAAGATGTGGAGTCGCAAGACTCGATATGATTTTTATTTCCCGGTGTTCGCTCATTTGGGCGAACAAGCGGTTTTGAATAAGGAGATTTATTCGGAGGGTACGACTGCGGATGACAATGTTTTTGGTTATCAGGAGCGTTGGGCGGAGTATCGGTATCACCCGGCCCAGATTACGGGTTATTTCCGGTCTACCACGACCGGGACGTTGGATGCTTGGCATTTGGCGCAACGGTTTACTTCGTTGCCGAGTTTGAATTCGACGTTTATCCAGGATTCGCCACCGATTGATCGTGTGGTGGCGGTTGGCGCGTCTGCTAATGGGAAGCAGTTTATTTTTGATAGCTTCTTTGATATTAAGGCAGCCCGTCCGATGCCGTTGTACTCAGTGCCTGGTCTCATTGACCATTTCTGATCATGGACTTGCTCGGCGGTCTTTTTTCAGCGGCAAGCGGGTTGGTAGACAACCTGTTTGCCAAGAATCGTCAGGAAGATCAGCAGGCTTTTAACGCGCAGCAGTTTGCTTCGCGTTATCAGACTACTGTTAAGGACATGCAAGCTGCGGGGTTGAACCCGATGCTTGCGTATTCGCAAGGTGGAGGAGCTGGAGCGAGTTCAGGGATTTCTGGTAGTTCTGGGTCGATGACCCAGGCTTTTTCTGCGTATCAAGAGAATCGGCGTCAGCAGGAGATGACTGACGCCCAGGTGAAGTTGTTAGGCGCTCAGACGGCTAAGGCGGAAGCCGAGGCCGAGGTTGCGAAGCAGTACGCGCTGCCGCGGGCAGGGGCAGAGTTGAGTCAGGTTCAGGCTCAGACTGGTTTGACGTCTGCTCAGATTGCGCAAAGCAATTCGCAGACGGAGAAGAACATTGCGGAGCTGAAGAATATTCCGTTGGAAGGTGAAAGGTTGTTTAGAGCTGCGGAGCTTTTGAAACAACAGAATAGTGAGAGTTGGCAGAGGCAGCTGACGGAAAGTCAGCGCTTTGATATGGTGAAGAATCAGGCTAAGCTGTATTTGGAGCAAGCAGGTCTTGCTCATATGGATTTGAAGGCTGCCCAGACGTTGGAGAACGCTGGGCGGATTGGTAAAGAGGTGAAGCCTTTTTTTGATATGTTGAGGAGTTTGATCCGAAAATGAAAAAGGTTTTTGTGAGAGACCCGTTTAATTATGATGTGGACGCGGCTTCGGTCGCGTCTGGTGTTTCGTGTCCTGAGCTTAGTTTGGCTCAGCAGCATATGGCTGAAGACACGGACATTAATAAGATCGTTGAACGATTTGGTGTAACGGGGCAGTTGCCCGTTGTTGATCGTATGCCGCTGCCCGACGATTATGTCGGGATTACTGATTATCAGTCGGCTATGAACGCCGTGAGGCGTGGTCAGGAAGCGTTTGAGTCGCTTCGTCCAGAGATTCGCGCCAGGTTTGATAACGATCCAGGCGCGTTTGTGGATTTTGCATTGGATCCAAAGAATTTGGATCAGATGCGTGAGATGGGCTTGGCTCCAGCCAAGATCCAAGAGATGGTGGCACCTACCCCGCAGGGGGGCCCCGAAGGGGCCGCACAGTAGACCTACTTGATGTCTACTGTGCTAGGTGACACCGTGAGGTGTAGGCGTGAAAGCATTTGGAGG